AGTCGATTTTGGCCGCCTCGACAGATAGCTCTTTAAATTCTTGAGTAAGTGATTCTATCTTAGCTTTGTTATCATCGTATTTCTTTTGCGCCTGCTCGATTGCTGATGAACCCACGATGTCCTCAAACACCTGATTGGACGCCATTGCCCCGGGTGTAGCCCAGGCAGCCGGGGAGGATGTCTTTGTGGCGCCTGCGACAGCCCGTTGATTTCTCTTGGCGCTGTATTTCTGTCGGTTGCCCTTCTCGTCATATAGTATGCCGCGATTTTCGGTCTCGAGGTTTGCTATCTTGCTCGTAATTTCTCTTGTCCTGGCTTCAATTACCATTTGGCGGCAATAGGCTTCGCTGTTCTTTGTAAGCGCCGCGTACCAATCGGCCACACTGCTGAAGTAGCCCATGGACCGGCCATAGATGTCGTTCATTTCAGCCACAAGTTTAGCTTCCTCCTTCTTAGACCCCTTAAAGTCCTCGAGCTTGGCGATATTTGTTGCTAGTGCGGATTTCACTTCCCCGTATGCTTCCGCCCCGGCTTTTCCGGATTCGGACAATTCACCTGATGCGTCGGTAAGAAGTTTTGCCTGCTTGGTTGCAGCTGAAGCGGATGAGGAGAATAATGCCATGATAGATGTCACGGCGGCTATGGCTAATCCCACACCCGTAATCGCCGTGATACCCAGCATCGCCGCTCTGACAGCTACCGCCTGAATAACAAACTTCTTGGCACCGAAAGTCCATGCTATCTGCATGCGATTAGCAAACTGTACCTGGTTAGCCCAGAACTTAGTGGCTGCAGCGCTTAACTTTGTAATTGATGTACTAATAGCGGTTGTAATACTAAGTCCAGCAATAGCCTCTTTCAGGCTCCTGATTGTATATGATATTCCGGCTATGCCTACTGCCGCCGTTGATAAGCCGCTCATGGCCTCACAAAATAAATTAGCGCGCTCTATGAGAGGTCCAAAAGATTGAACCAATTCGCCTATTTTTTCTCTGGTATCACCAGTCTCATTAGCCACTTGCTTCATCTTGCCAGCATCCGTTTGCGCTAAAGCAGCGTTAGTACCACCGACTGAGGCTGTGATAACATCGGCAAGCGTGGCAGCTCTTTGCTCCTCATCACCAAACTTTAATATCCGCTCTTGCGCATCCGTGAAGAAGTAACCATATCGACTTAATGCACTAGTTTGCCCCTCCATAACCTTGCCGAGCATTGTCGCTATTGTTGTTGCGCTCTCCTGAGTGGCATTTAATCCATATTGCTGAGCTACCATGTCGTTCATCACAGGAATAAGTTTCTCTAATGATGACTTCTCGGATAAGTAAGTTGCCAGCTCTTGGGCGCCTGCTAACTGAACCTCATCGCCAATAACTCCTAATTTTTGCTGCTCACTGCAAAGATTTTTTATACTCTGAATGTCCTCTTCTCTGGCATTCATAGTATTTCGCATATTATTGGCTAATTTGGTTTCCGCTTCGACCTGCATTGCGTTTGCATCTGCATATTTGCTCAGCAAGCCCGTAAGTTTTTGTATTCCAGAAGCAGCATTTTTAAAGGCGTCCCCTATCTGATTGAAGCGTATAAGATCATCACGTAGTTTTTCTGCCTCCGATCGAGAATTCCTTATTTCTTCAGAAAATTTCTGGATGTCAGTAGAAGCCTGAACGATATGCTCTTTGCCATCTATATTGAGCTTTATGTTAAACTTTACATCTTTTGCCATATTTCCATTGCTTACTTACTTACTTATGCAAATATTTTTCCTATCTTGGCCCCAAAATTAAAGGCCTTATGAAAACTATCAGAGCATTCCTTATTCCTCGCTTATGGATCTCATTTAAATTGTTCCTTTCTATAAGTGTAATTTGCACCTTAACAGGGCGCTTTAACACTCTATATATTTGGTCTGCCATTATATCTTGCCTTTCATTTGGCCTCTTTTTGGGGCTCAGCCTTATTGGATGCCTTACCCCCGATATGAAGCGGGTAGTTAGGAGCCGCATTAAACTCGGCTACACCAGAGAAGAACTTTATGAATTGGGATATACTAAATATGAGTTAGATTGCTTCGAGACTGACGAAGGTATAAAAATACCAACCTCTGAATCTTCGCATTCCTAGTCTTAGCCCTTTTTCCTCTTCATCAACTCATCAAGTCGACGTCGGTCTTCCTCTTTGGTCACCTTCTTTTGCCCGGCCCTCTTTCTGCGGCTCTTGCCTTGCGGCTTGTCCCATTCAAAAGGAAGGAGCGCCGCCGGTGCGAGTTTCTTCTTGACATGCGGCTGTATTACTATAGTCGCCAGCATCCTCATCCGCTCCCAGTCAGACCTCATCTGCGTTTCCTGCTGTTCCTGATAGGCATCGCATATATGTGTGAATTCCTCCGGAGAGCATCGACAGAAATCATCATACGACATGTGTATGCAGCCGATGGCATAACCTAGATAGTCATAAATGCCTAACTTTTTTTTTGCCTGTCGGTCTCCTCGTCCTGTCCGTCGCCGTCACCCATTGTGGCCTTGAGCCAATCAGTTACCTGCTCGGGTGTTATGCTGTCGGCAAAATCCTCCAGAGACATGTCAAACACTTTGCCCGCCCGCTTCGATGCCGCCTTCACACAGCACCACATGAACGTGCACACCTTTGTCAGATCGGTCGGCTTAATCTCAGAGACTTCCTCCCCGGTTTCGGCCTTGTAACGGAGCATAGCCCCCATCAACTGGTGACAGGGGTATGTCTCGTTGTTTACTGTAATTTCAATTACTCGTTTCTTCATGGTCTAAATCTTTAAGCCTCCTCAGCTGCATCCTTGCCCGGATATACGTCGGGTTCGCCGTCGTTCTCAAGGCTGACGCTGTATGTAGAGTCGTCCTGCGCCGGTGCGCTTTCCTCGATAGAAGCGATAACAAACTTACCCTTGAGGTACGGTTTATCATCTTCCTCTCTGCGGAATGCCTCAACCTCGACACTCTGACCTGCGCCCCACTTAGCTGAAATCTCGTCGAAGCCATTCTCGGTCTCGTCGTAGAAACGAAGGCCCTCTGCACTAATAGAGATACTGAGTCCTGTGACACCTTTGCCCTTCCAAAGTCCGGAAGACTTCTTTTTCTCCGCACTCGGTTTAACGGCGCGGTCCTTAGTCTCGGAATTGAGGGTTGTGGTGTGAGTAGTACAATGACCTATTGCTTTACCTGCTACCTTCAGTAACAGGTCACTACCATTAATGTAATCGTCCATAATATGTCAATCAAACTTTAACTGTGAAACTCAATTCTTGCGTATAAGCATCATTCTCAAAGTACTCCTCCGCGCCTGTGAGTGTGCAACTGCGCATTCTCAGCTCTCCGGAGTCATAGGTTTTACCATCGATCGCCGACCTCACCGCTTCAGCCAGCTGCACGCTGCCGCCGTAGTCAGCGGCAAAGCAAAGCACCTGAATGGTTACGGTGTCCGCTCCCGGCATTCCGGTCTTCACCGGATTGTGTTCCATCGCACTTCTGCGATAGGCCACGTATGGAAGAATGGCCTCGTCGGTCACAATCGGAAATACCGCTGTGGCCTGCGCGCTCACCGCTTCATCCTCCTTGAGCATCCGGCAGATGATTTCTCCTACACTTAATGATGTCTTTTTCGCCATAATCTATAATATTAAATAAATCCGCTTTTGCGTGCCTGCGCCGTAACCGCGTCGCCCAGATCCTTAACCAGGTCATTCTCCACAGTCCTGAACATCTCGGGCTCGGCTCTGTCGAGAAAACCATAAGCAGGCATCCGGCCTCTGTTGGCACCCTTCTTCTTCACCTTTGCCCTTCGCAGCCAACCACTTTTAGAGCCCATTTTAGCCCTCGTAGTACGTACCTTAGTACCTTCTTCAGCCCACATCAGAACCGGCTTCTTATCGCCCCTTCTGTTGGTGTGCATCGACTTTTCGCCTTTGCCCTTGACTGAAGCTTTGGCCTTGACGGTGATGAGGAAACCTCCGCCACGACTGTACACATAGGAACGGACACCTCTTGTCCAGTCAGCCTTGTTGCCCTTCACCTGCATGCCGCTGGCCTGCAGCTGCCGTCTTGCAATGCTCAGAGCCTTCTTCGCCTCCGTTCTGTAAGAACGCTTCAAAGTGTTTCTCAACTCCTTTGAACTGAGGTTCTTCAGAAGCTCCGTCCATTCCTTGCCCGTGTATGTAGTCTCCATGCGATTACTCGTTCACGCGTTCACACATCAGCGTCTTGTAGCCCCTGTCCAGATTCGGAATGATGTTAGTCACGGTGTACAGATAGCCACCCAGCTGCTCCACCCTCCAGTTATTGTCTATCGGATGGACATCGCGGATGTTGAACTCTGCGCTGAAGTTAGGAAAGTGTTCTCCTACCTCCTCGCTGCGATTACCGCTTTGCTTGACCCGCTCTGCGTAGACCACCCGCTGCTCGACATACCTGGTAGTCTTCGAGCCATAGGTGTCTGTCAGCGTTTCAGGCTTCAGTATTCTCAGTCTGTGCTTCATTCTCCCTGCTTGCATCACTCAGTCTCCTATAGGGTTTGATTAAGGCCTGCAATGAGTCGGGAACTGCGTGCATCTGTGTTGTACTGACACTTTCGCGCTGATTGTACCAGTGCGCTCCGACCATCATGATGGCATGTTTGAGCGGTGCCGGAAGTTCACCGCCGCCCATCTCCTTCAATTCATCTTCACTCCTGTTAGTCGCGCTCACCACTGTGCTTGCTGCCGCCTCGAGCAGATGATTCAGATACTCATCATCATCCGCAAAGTCGTCGGCTCTCACGTGTTTCTTGAACAGTTCTAAACTCACTGCTGCCATAATCATCTACAATTAACCAACCTCATAGATATATATCACCTTATGCACCGGCTTTGCTAAGCATTGCGAATGCCTCCTCACGAAGTACGCTGATAGCGTAGTCTGCGTTGAGTACGAAGTCGATGGCGTTCTTACGTGCCTGTGTGTACGGGTCAACGATGATGTTAAGGTCACCGAAGAGACCCACCGGAGCGTACTTGAACGAGCCGAAGAGAACATCGCCCTCGTTCACGTAAGAAGAACAGAATACTGGTACCCCGTTAATCTTACCGTTCTCGTCTACCACTGCTGCGGAAGCGCCGTCCCACTTAGGAGTAGCCTCGAGGTACGCCTTTGTAGTCTCGGTCATCACGTAGCACAAGCCCTCCGGCACGATGTTAGCGCCAAGAACCAAGCTCTTCAAAGCGAGAAGGTCTTTAAGCTCCGGAGCGTCGCCTGCGTATGTCTTCTTGCGTGCTGCCTTGAGGTTCACGAACGGGCCTACAAGACTTGTGGCACCGTTGACCTTTGTAGAACTGAACATGATCTTGTTGATGAGAGCTGCTGCTGCCACCGGCAAGTACTTAGTACAGATAGTCTGCAAGAGGTCGTCTGTCTCGTTGAGAGCCTCACGTGTGATAGGCACTGCCACACCGATACGCTCAGGCTTAGCTGTGAGCTTGCTGACTGGTATCTTGGTGTCGCCAAGTTTAACCGCCTCGTCGCTGACAGTCGCATCGAATGTCTCGACGATAGGCCAGGTGTAGTTGCCCTTCAAGCCGGTGAGCAGCGGCGCGCCGATAACTGCGAGAAGTGTCTGTGCGTACAGCGGCTCCACGATATCGCCCATTGTCACTGCTGCCGGCAAAGTACTTGTGGTCGGGTCCGCATAGCCGGAAGCGTTGCCGCCGAAGTCAGCCGCTACGGAGCGAGCCACCTTCAGCTCAAAGCGCTGACCGCTCTTCACACACTCACGAATCTGGCGGTTAACCTCCAAGAGATCCTCACGACGGTTAACCTCGAAGGTCGGGGTGTTGGCCTTGATTTTCATCTCCAGGATGTCAAGCTCACGATACAGCGCCTTCTGCTCGCCCTGCTCTGCCGGGGTGAACGCCTCGCGCTCCTTATCACTCTCGAGATTCTTCGCCATCTCGTTCAGGCGGCCTTTAATAGCGTCAACGCGCTCATAGGCTTCTCTAAAATTAAACTTTCCCATGTTTTTCTATGGAATTAATTCAACTAATTATCCACCTAAACGGTGTGGTTAATTCTCTCGTAGACGGCGTTCAGCGCCTCACGCTTCTTGCCGTAGTCAATCTCATGTCGCTGCGTCTGCTCCTCGCCGGGCTTCTCGTCCAGCTCCACCCCTGCGCTCTCCACCTCTCGGCGGGTCACCTCCGTCTGCTCGAAGGCAGGGTCGGGAGTAATGGTGAAATCATACACAGCGTCGATACGCTTCACGTGACGGAGCAGCACGTTGTTGCCGTGTTCGTCCTTCTCGTCAAGCTTCTCATAGCTGACAGCGTTCTCGGAGTCCTCCTCGTCCGTGCTGTAGATGAAAGAGCAGCCATCGAGGTCGCCACGCTGCACCAGTTCAAGTGCCTTGTCACCGTCGACAGTGTTAGGCATCTCAGCCCAGAACTTGACACCGACCTTGTCCACCTCGTAGTTCAGAGTGCCTTTGCCCTTGTTACTGCGCGCCAGCACCAGCTGACGGTCATGGAACATGGTCAACTTGATGTCACAGGCATCCAGTGTCTCGCGTGTCAGGCATCCGGGCTCCAGCACCTCATAGTAGTTATCCCACCAATCGCATAAAAGACGACTGCGCACACCGAACTTCAGCGCGTAGCCTTCGATGGTGCGACTTTCGCCACCGTCGGCGGCTTCGCGGATTCTCAGACCCGCGCTCAGTCCAATCGTTCTTTTCTTCTTCATACCTTAACTTGCTGTAAATATATAATTACTCTGCGTTTCCTCCGGCCAGCTTGTTGCTGCCCAGTGGCGCCAGATTAGTTGATACGTAAACGGTGTCACCACCTTCCACTGACGGCTGATTCTCAAAGTGGCGCCAGTCATTGACGGTGTAGACGCCGCTCTCAATGGTCTTCTTCTGATAGTCCGCCTTTGCTTCGAGGTCCAGTGAGTAGACTCCGCGGCGGTCAAAGCGGAATATGCGCTTGCAGCACAATGACTGCGGAATAAGCTTTCTGGTGAACTCGGCCTCGATGCGTTTGAGTATCGGGTCAAGTGTCATTGACAGGAACGCCACGTTGGCGGACTCTGCCGACTTATAGTTGGTCGATGTATCATCAAACACAAACGAAGGATGGACGCCGAAGAACCTGCACACCTCGCGGACCGTAAACTTACGGCTCTCAAGGAACTGCATGTCAGTAGAACTCAGAGAAATCTGCTTGAAGTCCACCTGCCCCGGCAGGCTGACTATGCGGTCACCGCTGCGGAATTTCCCGTCGATGTCCGTTGCTGTCTTCTCGAGCTCGTCATCCTGATACTCGCCGAAGCCCACAGCACTCTTGTCGTTGCTGACAATACCTCGCACATTACCACCATTGGCAAATCGGTTAGCTGTCTCGTCGTCTCCGGCTGCAGCTATCGTGAGTGTACGTCGTGCATGGCTGATGACACTCTCTCCATGTCGGCCATCCGATGAGTGTATGTACAGGTGAATGATCTCCGATTCGCCGAAGGTGCCATATACTGCGTTGTACGGGTCACAGATGGTGTATTTGCCGTTGAGCACGTCATGCGCCACCGTATTACGGTGACAAAGCACCAGGTCGGTGACTTCTCCGAGCACCCTGCGCGGATAGATGTAGGCATTGCCGTCGAGAAGTATCTGTTTAACGGCCTCCGACCAAAAATCAAAGATTGACATCTCGGGCTGTGGCTGCACCGACAGCAGATAGTGGAAGGCGCTGCCTTCATCCTCCAGATAGCGGTCGTCCTTGCGTCTGAGATACTGAAGCTGAAGACCGGCCACGCTGTCACTTAGCAGCTGCACACAGCGATACACCGCTGCTATGCCAAGCGCCTGTTCCTTGGATGGCGCAAAGACGTACATGCCCGGCCCCGAGTATGTACGTCTTGACACAGCTGCAGCGCTATCACCAGCGCTACGTCTGAATATTCTGAAAAAACTACTAATTAAGTTCGACATGTCTATCAATGTTTCCTACAAATTTAGCCATACCGACAAGCCCTTGCAACAGGGCAAAAGAGTGGTAATTGTGTTTACTTCTGTTTACTTTTGTAGACTTTTGTGTAATTCTGCCCGTTTTGACACGTTTTTGTGGCATTTTCGACCGCAGAAAATTAACTAAGTTTTACCTTTGGGCGAAAAAGAGCCTATTATTTAACGGATGTTCACTAAAAACACGGTATAAGTAAGTATAAGTAATGCGGCATTTTAGGCAACTTTCCAACACTTTTTGCAATTTAGCGCTCATAGCTGTAAAGTTGCCCGATAGTCATCAGCAGCGTGATGGCTCCGTCGATCTTGCGGAACTGCGACGCTTTCAGCGGCTTCTTGTTCTCCAGCGAGTCCTCATCTATCACGCAGTTGGTCAGACAGTAGATGTTGATGGGGTTCTCGTTGATGGAAATCTTCGGCGGGTTCTCGTACGCCAGCATCTCAAGACTCTCCACCGGAAGATTGAAGCTGCCGTAGGTCTGGGAGTAGGGGAGCAGCACCGCCCTCGCTCCGGCGGTCGCCAGTATGTTCACCAGCTCCTGACTCTTATAGGCATCGTAGCCTATGCGTATTATCTTCAGCCGCTTCGAGCGCCTTATGATGTCGTCCGCTATGCGCCTCACGTCTATCTTGTCGCCCTGACAGTAGGTAAGCCAACCGGCATCGTGCCACGTGCGGTAGAGCTGCTCGTTCGGGTGTCCCTTCAGAGAGCCCTCCGGGAAGTAGTAGTCGGTATGCGAGTAGAAGCGCTTAGTCTCACGGCTGTAGAGGGTGTAGGTCACGGCGCTGAAATCATCATGCACTGAGAGGTCGAACGCCACGGCGCACTCCGGGCAGCCCTCCACCGTGTCGATATTGAAGCCGCTGCAGAGCTCCTTCGCCTTCTCATAAGTGAACCATGTCTTCGCCTCGTTGATGGCGAAGCGGTTAAGCAGCTTAGTCCGGAAGGCAAGCTTGTTCTCGGCGGACATCTGCGCGTTGTTCCACTCCTGCTCGTAGAAGTCCGGCTGCACGGTGATGCCTAAATGTGGCTGCACCTTCGCCCATGTCACGGGGTCGCCCTCCTCGTCGTCAACGTCCGGCATGAAGAGGTCGGCAAACATCGTGTCGTTCTTCATCTCGCCCATCAGCACCTTCTTCGCTCCCTCCAGCTCGTTGTAGCACGGACCGTCCACCACGTCACTCGCCGTCGTGATGACCATCGTCAACGGCTCACGTCTCGGACCCATCGACGTAGTGAGCACGTTCTTCAGGTCGGCTCCATTCTTGTTGGCGGTGTTGCGTGCCTGCGCATACTCGTCGAGGATAGCCAGCGAGGCGAAGAGCCCGTCTTTCGTCTTTGCGTTGGCGGTCAGGCACTGCACCAAGCTGTCGCGCCCCTTGTCCTTGAAGGTCACCGCCTCACGGTTTATGCGGAAGTGCTTCTGAGTAGGGTCGAGGTCGAACATGATGGCACGCACCTCGTTGAAGCACTTCTTCGCCTGGTCGTAGGAGTTAGCGCCCACGTACGCCTCGGCGTTGTTGTCGCCGAAGAGCATGTCGTCCACCGCCATGAAGGCGGCGAAGGTAGTCTTACTGAACTTTCTCGGCACGAAGATGTAGCACGTACGGATGAGCCGCCGCCCGTCCGGACGCATGAAGCCGAAGATGTGAGCAATCTGGAATACCTGTACGGGCGTAAGCTTATAGCGCGTGCGTCCGGTCGTGCCGCTGAACTTCAGCGACTCGTAGAGCTTTATCTTACGCTTCACCCTCTTGGCGTTCCATCCCCACCGCTCAAGCAGCTCGAAGAATCTGCGTATCTTCAGCAGCTCGAAAAGGTTGTGCCTCTCCGGACTGGATATCACTCCCTCGATATACGCACTTAGCCGGCTATCGGTGCTCAGCACCTCCGAATACCGGCTTTTGTAGGTGTCGATGTTAAGCTGCAGCTCCTCCGTTACCTCCAGCTTTAAATTCCTGAATCTCTCCTTTTCCTCCTCCGTCATGTCTAATTATGCCTTTATTTGCCCAATTTCGGGCTCTTCTCCGTAATCCGATTAACTACCCGTTTCTTACGCAAAAACGGCTAAAAAGCTCAAAAAAAGCCGCTTATTTCCGCATTTTTCGTAGAAATAAGCATGTTTCCTCCGCTACTCCTCACTGCCGAACTCCTTCAGGAACTCTCCGAATGAGTCGTTATCGCTCTTCCGCTCCCTCGAGTCGGTGTTCATGCCAAGTGCCTTCAGCGCCCTCTGGCTCTGCTGAACGAAGTCGAGGTAGAGCTTCTCCTTCGGGCTGACCGTTCTCCGCTCGTTGCCCTCTCGGGATATCTCCACACTCTCCGCCTCATGCTCGTCGGATAGAATCTCCTCCGACAGTATCTCCGTTCTCACGAGCAGCTGCGCCGTAATCTGCGCCTGCATCGACAGCTCGGCGGTATATTTGCCCTGCTCCTTAAGCAGCTTCACCAGATAGGCCTTCTTGCTCTTCACCCTCTTCGCCACCATCTGCTTGCCGCTTGCCTCCTCCTCGGGCGTAGGCAAGACAAGGGTCGGCTGCTGCGGCTCGGCGTTTATCTCCACCATCGGCTGCTGCTTCTCGTTCCATCCGTGTCTCTTGCCCCGTGTCTTCAGGTAGAATATCGTCGCCGTCGTGTCGCCCTGATTGATAAGTTTCATCAGCTTGCTCTCCACGAAGTCTATCTGCGCCTCCGCCACCTCGTCCACCGCCTCGCTGAACTCCGGGTCTTCGTCCCTCCAGCGATAGAAGGTGCTGCGGCTTATGCCGGTCGCCTCGCACGCCTGACAGACTATGCCGCCGAACTCCTTCAGCTTCTCTATGAACTTCTCCTTCAAATGCTCTTTCATATCTGCGCTATGTCGTATATCGTCTCGTTACTTCTCGAATGAATTGATGCCGTCAAAGTACTCCCTGTAAAACTCGAAGAGCCCTCTGTCCACGGTGATGCTGCCCTGCTCCGTTCTCGGGTTGGTGTTGATATTTGCGCTCGTCTGGATGCCGAAGTAGAAGTCCTCCGCCTCGTTGTAGCCAGCATATATCTTGCTGTGGTTCTTGAATACCGCCGCGCGTCCGGCTTCCGGATGCTCGGCGTAGAATCTCTTCACCATCTCCCACTCGACACGATAGCTGCCGGGGAATATCTCACCAAGATACATATCCAGTCGCCTGATCATACCGCCCTCATACCACTGTTGCAGCTGAAGGATGTCCTCGGCTGCCATACACCAGGTAGAGCACAGCACGAAGTCGAGGCGGCACTGGTTGAGCACCACCTTCAGGTAGCTCAGCGAGTCAACATCGCCCGCCGTGATGAAGTTGTATGTCACGCCCCTCTCCAGCCGCTTGTACTTCATCGCCTCGAGCATCTTCACCTCGCTGAACGCACGCCTGTACTCGTAGCGTTGCGACAGCTCCGTGCATGCCGTCGTACGTCGATGCGCCCTTTTGGCTGCCACACCATCAACGCCACCATCGTCATCTTCAGCCACCGTCACGGCCTCCGGCTTCTTCTCGTTGAAGCCTCCGAATCCGAAACCGCCGAAGTCGGCACCGAAGTTAAATCCACTGTTTCCCATTGTCTTACTTTTTATTAGTGTCCCAAATGTCCTAAAATCAGCCGGGGCTCCGCTTCCGGTACGAAGCCCCCCACAGCCGAAAAATCAATCCTCGCATGGAAAAAGGTTTGGGCGGGTTTTGACGGCCTCGCCCCCCTTCCAAAAAAAGGGACCCCCCCTCCCACGGCTCGCAAAATGTTAAAAAGTCTGGATTTTCTGTTAAAATCGTCAGATTTCCAACACCTTACGTTAAAAACTTAGCCTTGAAGCCCTCTCGTTGCCTCTCAGCCCTCCTCCGGGCGTACGCCTTGCCGCTCCGCCCCATCTCCTTGTGCATCTCCACGTGGCAGTCGTGACACAGCGCCATCAGGTTGTGGCTGTCAAACATCAGCGACTCCTTCTCCCTCTCCGTCTGCGCGTCCTCCACGGGTATCACGTGGTGCACCTCCACGGCTGCCTCTATCACTCCCTGCTCCTTGCACCTCTCACATAGAGGGTCACGGCTCAGCTTAGCTCTTCGCAGCTTCACCCATCGCTCCGTATGGATGAGCCTTATGTATGTCTTATCCTTAGCCATATTTCTCCATCAGGTATTTCAGCGAGTCGAGAAGACCCTGCTGCACTCCCTTCTTCTCCTCGAGCGATGCCGCCGCCTTCTCGTCCACCGTTCCCTTCGCCACCAGCTTGTACACCGTCACGGGGTGGCGTTGTCCTTGCCGGTGGAGTCGGGCGTTCGCCTGTTGGAAGTATTCCAAGTTCCAGCCCGTGCCGAACCACACGATGTAGTGTCCGCCCTGCTGCATGTTCAGCCCGTAAGCGGTGGCGGCGGGGTGGGCGAGCAGCACGTCAATCTCTCCGGCGTTCCAGTCTATCAGGTCCTTCTCGCCCGTGTACTCTCTCACCTTGTAGCCCTTGAGCTTCGCCGTGATTCTCGGGATGTCGTGCTTGTATTGGTAGAACACCAGCACGCTCTCGCCGTTCGCCGCCTCCACAATCTCCGCCAGCTTGTCCAGCTTCTCGCTGTGTATCTCGTGCACGTTGCGGTCGTCGTCGTAGATCGCCCCGTTGGCGAACTGGCTCAGCTTGTTCATCAGTCCGGCTGCGGAGTTCGCCAGCACGTTGTCCGGCTCATCGGCGTGGCGGTCACGGAACTCCAGCACCTTCTCCTTCTCGAACTTCGTGTAGGATGCCATCAGCGACTCCGACAGCTCCACGGTCACGGTATGCACCATGAGGTCGGGCAGCTGAAGGTAGTCCTTGGCTTGCATCGACAGACAGATATCGGCTATCTTGTCACGTATCACCTCCTCGCATCCGTTCTTTATCGAGCACTTCACCTCGATGTTGTTCCACTTGTGGATGTTGAAGTAGGTGTCCTTGTATCGTGTGACGCTCTTGCCCAGTCGCTCTCCCATGTCGAGGCAGTATACTTGAGCCCAGAGGTCTACGAGTCCGTTGGGCGCCGGTGTTCCCGTCAGTCCTACCACTCGCTTCACCGTCGGGCGTGAAATCTTCATAGCCTTGAAGCGTTGGCTCTTGGAACTCTTGAAGCTCGTCAGCTCGTCAATCACCACCATGTCGAAGGGCAGCATTCCGCCGTACTTGCCCACCAGCCACACGAAGCTGTCACGACCTATCACGTAGATGTCGGCTTTCTTCTCAAGTGCTAAGTTACGCTGTTTTTCCGTGCCCATCACCTTAACGACCCGTAAACTTTGCAGATGACTCCACTTCTCCGCCTCCATGCTCCACGTGGTCTCGGCTACCTTCTTCGGCGCTATCACCAGTGTCCGGCTCACCTCGCAGTCGTCCATCAGCTCCTGTATGGCTGTCAGTGTCACGACGCTCTTGCCCAGTCCCATCTCCCAGAGTAGCGCGCAGCTCGGATGTTCCGTTATCCACTGTATGCCCGCCTTCTGGTAGTCGTATGGTCTGAAGTCGGTCATGCCTGTGCGCCCTCCTCGGCTGCCGCTGCTCTCGCTCTCTCTTCGTTCTGCTGCTTTATCAGGTCTCGCATATACGCCGTGAGGGACTTACATAGATTGTCTACTCCCTCCTTGCTGTCAATGATCGCTATGAAGTGACCCATTATTTTCAGTACGGTGAATCGTTGAGTCTGCACAGCGCTTAGCTTCTTGCCCTTGCTTTTCAGCTCTGCCCATATAACCATCCCATTCGGCAGCACTATGAGTCTGTCGGGGTAGCCCACCATGCCCGGGTTGGAATACTTCAGGCAGAGCAGCCCCATCTTCGTGATGCATTTCACCAGATACGCCTCGATTACTTTCTCCGATACCTCGGCGTGTTTCACTATCGTTTCTACGTTCTTCTTCATCGTCTTTTCCTCCTCGTTTTTGTACTTGGCAACCAAGCTCGCGCGTGCGTTAACGTATATACGCATATAGTTGCATGTACTTTTTATATATAAAACTCTATATAACTTATTATCTATAAACTTTTAGTATATTGTTGGTTTCTTAGTTGCAGACTTGTTAATTACCTGAACTGTAGTTGCTTATTCTGCAACCAAGTCTGCAACTGAAAGAATTATCTCAGTTGCAAGTTGCAGAAATAACGGTAATCGGATTTCCTTAACTACAAGTCTTCATCATCTTCATCAGTCATTTCTGCAACTGAGTGCACGAAGGTTTTCTGACATCCGTACAGAGTTGCAGTACGTCTTGCGCCAACCTCTTTCCAATCCTGCATATCTCTCAGTATAGCGCATATCTTCCTTGCGAGATACCTATATTCCTTATCTGTCATATTGCGTTGCAGCCTCTCGCAGATGAACTCGGCGGCGCAAACATACTGACGCTCCACCACGCCGTCCTCCTCCAGCGGGTCGGGGTTGGCGAAGAAGGCACGTCGGCGTGCCAGGTCCCACGTCTCCCAGTCGATAGGCAGCTTCGTCTGAAGATACTGCTCCAGCATGCCTCGCATCGGGTCGTCGCTGTCGTCGTTGAAGGTAGTCTGCACCGCTCTCGCCTGTTCCTCCAGCTCCGGCGTGAGGTAGAGCTTCTCCCCGTGCCGGTAGCGGTAGACCGCCTCCGCCCACATCTGGTCACGCTCCTCCGCCAGTCCCGGGTCAATCTGTTTGGTGCGCAAGTCCTTGTTAACGGCAATCACCCAGAAGCGGCGGTTACCCGTCTCGCCCTTCAGGAAGTACTCCTCGTTCGTCGTGCCGCTGAAGACACACTGCCTCGGGTAGCGCTCCATCACGATGCCGTAAGAGGGGCGGTAGATATCCACCTTCTTCGAGAGGAAGTTCTTCACCTGCTCCACGTCGCTCCGCTTGATACTCGCCAATTCCGCCAGCTCGATGAGCCAGCTGCCACGCAGCTGCTCCATGCCCGTCTTGCCCTCGGTGGTGATAAGGCTGTCGTTGAACCACTGCCCCGCCATCGTGTTGAAGAGGGTAGACTTACCGATACCCTCCGTGCCTCGCAATATCAGGCAGTAGTCATACTTGCAGCCCGGATTCATCACACGAGCCACGGCGGCGGTGAAGTGCTTACGGGTGAATGCCCTGTTGAGCGGCGTGTCCTCCGCCCCCATGTAGTCGATGATGAGCTTGTCCAGCCTCGGCGTGCCGTCCCACTCCAGGGCGTTGAGGTAGTCACGGATAGGGTGCTTCTTATACTTCGTCAGCACGGCGTCCTTCGCGTCCTTAATCTTGTCCTTGCCGGTGATGCCGTAGTTCTCCTCCATGAAGATACGCAGGTTAGCGTCGTCCTTGTTGCCCCACTGTGTGGCGTTCGGGTCCCACGGCAGACCGCCCTCCACCATGTCGAACGAGGAGAAGAGGTCGTGCCACATGTGCCCCTTCAGCTTCGGGTCGTTCTCCAGCACCAGCATGATGTTCTTCGCCGTGCTCTTGATGTTGCCCCGCTTGTCCATCTCCAGCTCGCCCATCCACTTCATGCTCTCGAGCTTCTTGCGTTTCCGCGCCTCCTTGTCCTCGCCCTCCTCTCCGGTGTCGTCGTCCGGATCGATGCCGTCGAAGTCGTCGTCCACCTGCGTCCGGCGCTCGGTGGCTATCAGCATGCGCACCTCCTTGTCGTCCGCCGCCATCTCCTGCATCATGTTGTACGACGGCTTACGTGTGATGTCCGTCACACGGCTGCCCTCGTCATGCACTCCGAAGAGGTGTATGCGGCAGAGGTCGAAGGCGTTGCAGAGCTGCCGGCTTGCCGGGTCTGTCTCGTGGTGCGAGTAGGCGAACTTGCCATCGTAGCAGACCAGACCGCCGGCTACACTTCCCTTGCGGTAGGTGTAGCGGTCGGCGTGGGCTGTCTTCTCGTAAACGTCCTGAAGGAATTTCTCTATCACATCCTCTATAGTGTAGGTACGGCAGAAGGCTCCAATCAGTCCG